TGGGCCTGCCACATCGTCGTGGACGTCCCACGCCAGCGCCGGATCGGGATCGAACAGGCGGGCATAGACTTGCGAAAAGAACGGCTCGGGGCTCGCGCCCTCGTCGAACGTTTGCTGCGACCAGTCGAGGATCTGCCGGGCAACGAACGCGGGAAGCGGAGACTTGAACCGTTCGGGAAGCCCCTGCCCGTGTCCGGCGCACCAGTCGGCAAGATCGAGGGCCCGCTCGATGAGCCCGCAGTCGAACAGCCAGACGAGGAAGTAGCCGATCAGCTCATGGGGCCGCCCCTCTTCCCGGAGCCGCGCCACATATCCGGCGTACTTCGGGATCAGGGTGTCGCGCTTGATGGCGATCTTCCGGTCGATGGACACGACGCCGTGCAGGGCTTCCAGATCCTCGGCAAGCCCGGACGCGACCAGCGCGTCCCGCTGGCGCTCCGCGAGGAGCGACTTGCCCGCGGCGGGGGAGGGAACGGCGGAAAGTTCCACCTCCCGCCCCACCGCCCGCGCAGCCCGGATCGCCTTCTGGTAAGAAAGCATCAGGCTCATGCCGCGGCCTTCCAGGTCTTCTCGCCGTAGAAAACGACGTTCCCGAACTCAAGGGCCGCGAACTTTTCCGGCGTTTCGACCACATAGCCCTCGTTGCGGCTGTTGTAGTCTTCCACCCTGTCCTTTTCCGGGGCGTCTTTGATGTTCCGGCGCCAGCTCCCGTCCTGCATGTAGATCGAAAGGTTGTCGTAGCTCGTCACCACAAGGCCGCGGGCCGGGAAGTTCGAGGGCGTTTCCCAGGTGAGGCCGCCGAACGTGGTCAGGCTGCCGTTGAGCGCCGCCTTTTCCGTGGGCGTGCCGGACATGGCCGCATAGAGCGCGGACTTTTCGCGGGCGATCAGCTCCGCGCCGATGAGCGCGACGAGGCCGGAACGCATATACTCGGGGATGCCGAGGACAAGGTCGTTGACCGCCACGTCAAGGTTGGCGTAGTCCGCCCCGGCTTCCGGGCCGATACGGATTTCCCCGGTAGCCGCGCCCTCGGCGAGGATGGCTTCCGGGCGGTTCGTCCGGACGTACTGCAACCAGCCGATGTTGACGTCCTGCAACAGCGTGTTGGTTTCAAGATCGGTATCAGCCGCCGCGCTCGTGCCGTACCAGCCGATCAGCTCGCGGTCGTTGGCAATGCGGGCCTGTACGTAACGGGCGTAGCGTTCGGGCATGTCCGGGAACTTCGCCCAGGCGTCCATCGTCGCGTAGCGCATGAACACATCGGAATTGGTCTGGTAAAGCTGGTACTTGTAGGACGCCAGCCCCAACACGTCGCGGGGCGTGCGTTCCTTGCCGTCCTTGCTGGTGTCCGTGCGTCCGGAGACGGGGCCGGAAGCGCTGCCGAGGATGTTTTCCCCGGAAAGCTCGTCAACGGTGATGACGTTGATCTTGGGGAGGAATGTGGACTGCTCGACGATCTTGTCCTGCAGCCGCTGTTGGATCGTGGGCTCAATCGTGAACTGCCGGGAGACGTCCTCAACGCCGTACCCCTTGGCGAGGCCGTGCAGAAGCGCGTTGAACCGCTGTCTCGTATGTGTCTTCATGGCGCCTCTACAGGATGGCCGCGTCGTCCGCGGGCGTGGTGGTGTCGGGGATGGCGGTTCCGGGCCTGGCGGCTTCAAGGCGCGAAGCGAGTGCGGAGAAGCCCGCGGCCAGCTCGTCAACCTTGCCCATCAGGGCGGCGAAGTGATCGGGGGCGGCCGCCTCCGGAGAAGCCTTTGCGGGTTCCTCTCCCTGCGGTTCGGGCCCGGCGGCGAACGTGCCCACCGCCTCCTCCAGCTTGCCGAGCCGTTCCATAAGGGCGGCGTACTGTTCCTTGTCCATCGGTTCTTCCTTGGTTTCAGGTTTCGGTTCGGTTTTGAAGTGAGCAAGGACCCTGCGGAAAAGCCCGACCTCTTCGGGCGTCAACGCCCCGCCGCACGCGAACAGCTCAACGCCGGGGAACACGGAGCAATCCCCGGACTCGGCGGAAAACTGCATTTTGCTTGTGCCGAGGCTGGCGGGCTGATCGGTGATGCCGAGCCCGACGAGGTACGCCTTGCCCGTTTTTGCGAAGTCTTCCGCAACTTCGATGCTGAAAAAAAGTTTCTGGCGCTGTTCGTTGACGTAGGCGTAGCGTTCGTTCGGGTTGAGCCGGGCGAACAGGCTCACCACCCCGCCCTCCTCTTCGGCGCGCAGCTCCGTCACCGTCCCGAAGTTACCTTGCCAGCGCTGGTGGTCGGGCCAGATCAGCGCCGTGTAAGTGCCCGGGCTGTACGTCTCGGCCATGTCCAGAAGCCACTGGCCTTTGATCTCCCGCCCGTCCACGCACGCGCCCGATTGGGCGATCTTCACAAATTCGGTTTGCAGCTTGCTCATGGGGCAAGCATAGCCGAGGCCAGCCGACGCGCAAGAAAAGCCCGTCCTATTTCGGCCTTTTAGGATTTCCCGTGCATGGCGGAACGGCGGCGGGCGTGTATCTTGGCGGGCATGGGTAACAAGAACTGGCCGGATGAAATCAGGACGGCGGCGCGCTCGCTCTACCTGCGGCGCTATGCCGTGAGCGAGATCGCGGACATGCTGTCCGTCCCCGTGCGGACGCTCTACAATTGGGCGGATTCGGGGCGTTGGGATGACCTGCTGTCGCATGAGGGCGCGGAGGAAGCCGCCTCCCGCCGTCTCGCGCTCTTGCTTGAGCGGGAAGACAAGAGCCCCCGCGACCTCAAGGAAGTGGACACGCTGGTGGGCACGCTTGAGCGGCTGCAAAAGCTCCGGCCCCGGGGGAAAAAAAACCAGG